TTAGCCCGCCAGATCGGCCGGGTCAATCGCGCTCTTTTCCCCTACACCGGTTACTGCGATCCGCGTCAGGTCCTGCTCGCTCGGCGCTCCTTTTTCCCGGTGCATCGCATCCATGCGGATGTCGTGCAGGCGCTGCATGCAATAGTCGTCGACTTCCCCTGTGCCGTGCAGGGCGATGAACGTGCGGACGCGCAGCAGCGCATCCCGCTCGCCTTCCTCAAACTCTGTCCAGTTCGGGCCCTTCACGCGCTCTTCTCCCTTCCAGCTTCCTTGGCCTCCCGGGCGCTCGCGAGCGCGATCGCTCGAGCTGCGCGGCCGGTAGTGCGGGGCATGTAGACGCGCAGGATCCTTTGCGTCTCGTCGATATCGTGGCCGGTGATCGCCGCGATCAGGTGCGCATCCAGTCCGAGCTCGCCGAGATAGACCACGCAGGTCCGGCGAAGATCGCGGAAATGCAGCGTCTCGATCTCTTCGGCCAGCTCATCGTCGTCCTCGAACCGCGCGGCCGCAACGGCCCACTCGCGGATCTCGGCAAAGTCCCGCTGGAACCGCGTCTGCCCTGCCTCGCCGGCATAGAGCGCCGCCTGGCTGGCGGCGCCGCGGGCGTCGTCGAGCAGGATCGCGGCCGAGCTGCCGGCGCGGGCGTTGGCAATGTTCGCTTCGACCGCCCATCGGACCAGGCCGACGATCGGCACTTCCACCCAGGCCTTGGTCTTTTGCTGCCGCACGCGGATGCCCATCGGAATACCGTCGGGAGCCATTGCGGCCAGGACGCGGTAATCCTCCGGCTGCATCTTGTGCTCGGGGATTGCGACGTACTGGCGCTGTGTGAGCGCGAGCAAATCCTGTTCCCGCTGGCCGACTGCGAAGCCGAGCAGGATCGCCAACGCAACCGACGGCCGCCCCTGATCGTATGCGGTCTGCACCAACAGCTCGCGCGCCGGCGGCGACCAGATGACGTCGCGCGGATCCGGCGCTGCCAGGCCGAACTCCGTAAACGGGTTCTTGCCCTTCTCAATCAGGTCGCATTCGATCGCGAATTTGAACAGGGTCCGTCCCATCTTGAGCGTCTGGTGCGCGGCGTGGTGGCCGATCCCGCCTTTCTCGGCCGGCGCCATCATCGCCTTGCGCAGCGCGACGACGCGCGCCGGGGTGACGAAGGACAGCGGGTGCTTGCCGGCCCATTTCTCAAGGCGCAGCAGGCCAGTGCCGTAGGTCTTGGCGGTGCTCTTCGCGATCACGCGCCGGCCGCGATCGTCGGTGCCGTCCAGCACTTCCTTGCGGTAGCGGGCGATCAGCGCACCGAGCGTGCCCTGCTGCTGGCGCTTGGCGACGCTGGCGGCGGCGACGTGGCCGCCTTCCTTCCAGCGCTCGACTTCGGCGTTCCGCTTGCGCGCGGCATCAATCGCGTCGCCCTCGTCCCTGCCCAGGCTGACCGGTTTCCATCCGGCATCGCGCAACGTCTGCTCGGCTGCCAGTAGTAGGACGTGACGCCGGCCATGTTGGTCTTCGGGACCAGGCAGGGGATGCGGATCTTCGCCATCGCTCAATTCTCCCGGTGATCGGCGCGGCGCGCGTCGGGCTTACCCAGGCGCTCGGCCTGCCGCTCGGTGAGGTTGGCCGCGAAGGCGGGGGACAGCTTGCGCTCGAGCTGGCGGCAGAGCTCGGCATGCTCGATCAGCGCCTTCGCCGTGTCGCGCAGGAAGCCATCGTGCAGTTCGCGCTCGCCCGAGAGCAGGTAGCGCACCGCGCGATCGGTGATGCCGAGATAACGGGCGGTGGCACGCTGGCCGCCGAGCGCGTCGGCCGCCTGGCGGAAGAGCTCGAGCTGTGTTTGGGGATCTTGTGGCATGCTGCGGTCCTTCGGTGACCCTGGCGCGGACAATTCCGTCGCCGATGAGAGGCTAGGGATTGACAGGGGCGCGGTCAAGCGAGCGGCCCCTGTCAGCATTAGGCCCTTACAGTTGATCGGCAGTGGCCATCGAGCAAAGCGCATTTGCGCCGTTCAACGCTGCTTGCGAATACTTCATCGCCTCATCTGCCGTTCGGGCACTTGCGGCCTTCTCGATCAAAGTCTCGATCTTCTTTTTCAGTTCCGTCATCGGGTTCTACCTCCGATTAGTGGTGCCGGGATCCGCCCGGCGCGGATCCTAGACGAGCAGCTGGTGCGTCTCGTCGGCGTGGATGGCCGCCAGCGTACCGCCGTCAGGAACGATGCGTTCGATCCCGGTGATCGTCACCTTCTCGCCGCTGCCAGCGTCGGTCCCGCTGATGCTGATCGCGGCGCCCGATCGGCGGGCCTCCCAATCCTTGATGACCTTCTTCATCGCATGGCCTTTCAGTGTGATGCCGGGATCCGCCCGGCGCGGATCCTATTGCTGCGTAGGATCGGCGATCCCAACGTCGGGCGCTCCGTCGATCATCGACTGCGCCTCCCCGAGCAGCTGCGCCACGTCGGCCCCATCCTTGCCTCGGAAGATGACCAGCTGCGCGAACAGGCCGGCGTAGCGCAAGTCGAAGGTTATCGTCTCGCCGTTCTTGCGCTCGCGCCAGAGTGTGTCGGGAATGCCGACAATGACGGTGGGCGGCTCGAGCGGTGCGAGCGACTTGCCGACTGCGAGCGTGGCTTTGCTGTCGGAGCGGTTCATTGCGCTGTCACTCCTTCGCGTGCGCGCCACTCGGCATCGTTGTCCGAAAGCCGCAGGTTCATTTCGCTGTCGGTCTCGGGGTGAAGGTGCGCGTCGTTGACGATCATCAGGTAGAAGGTGCGCCACCAATCACGGATCTCGGCGTCGGAATGGTGGACGCCAACGATCTGCGCCGCGTGCATGAAGTGAAGCTGAAAATGGTGCGGCATTTCGTCGACGTGGCGGAGGTAGATCTCGCGCGTCAGGTCGAACCAATAGTTGAGCGGCCAGCCATCGAGGTTGTCATTGATCCCGAAGATCACGCGGGCGTGGCCCGCCTTGAACGGGCCGGTGAAGCTTCCGCCGCCGTCCTCGAACGGACTTGAGAGCACCCGCTTGTCGAACGCCGAGAGCAGGATGCAGCGGCGGTACCAGCGCATCAGCACCTTGACTGGGTGATCCTTGCGCAGTCCATCCGGCGCGCGCACGGCGGCGAACAGGACCGATTGCTGCATCAGGGGGATATCCAGCACCCATTGCTGTTGGACAGGTCCGAACGTCATTGCAGAACAAGCTCCTCTTGCGCAGTGCCCCGGCGTGCGGCGCGGTCGGCCTGCAGGGCGTTGAATTCGGCGTCGGCCGCGGCGCTGCGAAACGGGGTGAGCCCGTCGCTGCCGCGCCAGTCCCATCCGTCCTCATAGATCGCCAGCAGGCACTCGAGTGCTTTCACCTGGCGATCGGCGTCGGCCTGCAGCAGGCGGCCGCTGGCGATCCAGCCGGGGTAAAAGCGGGCGCGCATGTCGAGCTCGCGCAGCAGTCCGGCGCGGCGCTCCCGCCAGCTGATCTCGTGCGCGGGCGGCGCCGGCGACGTGCCGGGTGTGGCGATCCAGGCGGCGCGGATCCGCGCAACGTCCTCGCGCCAGGCAGCCGCGATCGCGAGGCCGTGCTTGGCCTCTTCGGGGGTCATGTTCCCCTTGGCGACGCGGCCTTCGTAGAACCGCCGGCGCTGCGCCAGCTCGCGCTCGCATTCGCGCTCGAGCGCCGCGGCCGACACGGTGGGGAAGGTGATGTGCGGTAACGCCGGCGGCTTCACGCTCTCGGCTCCTTGAGTGCTGCCTTTTCGGACGCGAGCCCAAAGCCGTGGTTCATGGCTTCTAGCATTTGCCAGCGAGTGAATTGGCGGCTGTCATCTTCGGCGTAATTGTAGAGCAGCCCGAGTTCCCGAAGGCCGTCCTCCTCGGGGATCAGGCCCGCGCCGGGCGTATCGGCAGTTTGCTCACACGCTCTCGGCTCCTTGAGTACGAGGGCGGGAAGGTCCAGGTTCGCGTCCCACATGGCGCGATAGACCGCCCGAGCATCGCTGTTGCCGGTCCGCGCGGCCAACCAGATCAGGCGGTAGGCGATCCATACCGGCAGGAAGGTGAGCCATTCGATCAGCCGGTCGCCTGTCGTTTCCTCGTTCATGCTCTCGGGTGCCTCCGATCGGCTGTCATGCCGCCGCCCGCTGCAGCGCTGCGAGCAGGTCCGCGCTGCCCTGGCGAACGATAGCCTCCTGCTTCCGGCGATCGCCGATGTGGTACATGGTGACCACCTTCTCGACGTTCCGGCGCGGGCGCTGCAGCTGGCGAGCGATCGCGGCGAAGCCGTTGCCCGCGTCCCATAGATCCATCACCGCGGCTTCGGCCGGGGTCATGCCGGTGTGGCCGTGCGCCATCAGCCTTCGTCCTCTTCGTCGGGATCGATGCATTCCGATCGGCAAACCGGCTCGTATTCGATCGTCAGCTTTAGGGTGGCGCCGCAGCTGCAGCTCACAGACTTGCCGTCCAGGCTGCCGACGTGATCTTCGTAGCAGTTCGGGCAAGTCCAGCGATCCGAGATCCCGGCGCTGTTGGTGAGCTCGTGGCCGCCGCTGATCGGGTTTGCCGGGAGAGCCATCAGTAGGGCACATCTTCGAGGGCAACGGCGGCCGGATCCTTGCCGACACAGGCGGTGCAAAGATCGGATGCGGCCCAAGCGCACGGCTTGCCGTCAGCGACGCAAGCGTTGTCCTCGCTGCAGCCGCAGACGCGGCACTTGCGATCGAGGTCGAGACCGAAGGCTTCGGCGACGTCCTTGCGCCCGTCGGCGTATCCCTCCGCATAGAACTGCTGCTGGTGCTCGTGGATCTGCGCCAGCATCGCCTCGGCGGTGTAGTAGGGCTTGCTCATCAGATGCCCCGACGCCTCGCAGATGACGGCGCTCATGCGGTTTTCGAAGTCGATGATGACGCGGGCATTGTGCTGCGCGTAGATCCAGCGCAGGCACCAATCGCGGACGTCCAGGCCGGTTACCCAAAGCCAGAGACGGAACTTCCGCCAGCGAGAGTTCGGCTGCTCGAGAAAGCGGTCAATGACCCGGGAAGTGCCCATCAGCCGAGCCCCACGGCCGCTTTGTAGACATCGAGGATCGCTTCCATTTCAGCGCGATCATCAGGCTTCATCTTCCGCAGGCGGACGATCTGCCGCATGATCTTTGCGTCGTAGCCGACTGCGCTGGCCTCGGCGTAAACGTCGCGGATATCGTCGGCGATGCCCTTTTTTTCTTCCTCGAGGCGCTCGACGCGCTCGATCAGGAGGCGCAGGCGATCGTCGCTGGCGCTGGCGCGCGAGTTGTGACCCATGCCAGGCTTCGCCCGCTTCTCCGCATTGCGGCGCCAGCTGGCGAGCACGCCGTCAGTGGCCGACCAGCTGCAGGATCCGCCGACGCCGGCGAGACGGATGGTGTTGCCCGCCCCGTCGGTCTTATAGACGGCGCCGTGACCGTCGGTGAGCTCCTGGATGATGGTTGCCGGGGTGGCTTTCTCGTCGAAGCGGCGGTCGATGAAGGCGAGTAGCTCGCCGAGTTTCTCGGTGTCGATATCGTTCATTTACTGCCCTTCCGTTCGCGCTGAGCGGTGAGTTCGATGCTCGCGCAGGGCGCTGCTGCATCCCGCATCAGCTGCTCGAGCACCTGCCGTCGCTGCACGAGATCCGCGTCTGGCTTGACTGGTCGCACCCACCCGCCAGCGCTGCCGGGGATCGGCCGCAGGATCAGGCCGCCTTTGCGGACGTGCTCGATCGAGGCTGCGTTGAGGCCGTCTACGCTTTCGGGCCGGTGCCACTCGTGCGTCGGCTCGAGCCAGTCCACGACGCGGTACATCTTGCTTTGGGCCATGCCCTTGCAGTTGCCGCAACTGATGAGGAAGGGGGTGAAGCCGGGACCGCGATCGACGGTGATGATGGAGGAGCCGCAATCCTCGCATACGTAGGCGTTCTTGCGGCCGTCGTTCTTGAAGCCCTCACCCGCCTCGCCGTTGTATGCCTCGGCCGCAGCGCGTCCCTCGGCGATCGGATCGATCTCGCTCATTTCTTGGCTCGCTCCGCCTTGCGCCGCGCGTGCTCGGCATGTGTCAATCCTGCGTCCGGGTGGCGGTCAGACAGGTTCGCTGCGACAGCCCACGCGAGGCTTCGCTGATAGCGCGGGCTGCGGCGCTGCTCTTCGAAAGCAGCATACTGGCGCTCTCGCCGCGAGGCCTTCCACAGCATCGTGCTGCTGTGCTGGAACTGCCGTTCGGCTCTCGTCGATGGCCGGTATTGGGCGGCACAGCGGATCTTGCGCAGGCGCTCGGGCAGCCGCTTGATCTTGTAGGGCACTAAGGTTTCTCCATGTTGAGCTTGCCGGAGGCGATCCTCCTGGGGGCTTCGCGCTCGAGGGCGCGGCGCTGCAGGGTGCGGATCGCCTGCATCCGGTCGAACCCGGTTGCCGCGACCGCGTGCTCGATCTCGGCCAGCGATGGCGCCGGGAGAGTGGAGCCGCGCATCAGTACCAACCCGACCAGGCGCCGGTGACCACTGCACAGATGGCGAACAGCAGAGTGAGGATCAGCAGTGCGTCGAGCCTGGCGGCCGCGCGCTGATCGCGCTGGTGGGCTTGAAGACGCTGCTCGCGCTCACGGCGGACGGCTTCGTGCTCTGCGTCCTCGGCGATGCGCTGCAGCCATTCCGGCAGCTCGCAGTCCTCGATAGGGTAGTGTTTCATCCCTGCGTCCCCCCCTTGCGGTTCACGGCCTGACGATCGACAGCAGCAGCGCCCATGCGTAGCCGCCGGCGAGCAACAGCCCGACCAGCGGCATGCGGCGGATCAGATAAGTGCGGAGCGTCATTGACCGCCGCCGGCATCGAGATAGTCGATCGCGGCCAGGACCATCGCCCCGGCCTGTGCCAGGTGGCGCCGGGCGCTGGCGCGATACTCGCCGCGGCGGAATTGGAGATCCTCCTGGGCGTTGACCAGGTAGCGGATCGCGCGATCGGGCAGGACGCTCGGCCGCAAGCCGAGATCCTTGTCCGGCGTGTGACCGAAATGGGCGATCTGCCGCGTGCGCTGCGCCATGACAGCTTCCATCGAAGCGACCGGCACGCCGGCGAAAGTGTGCCCCGCCGCCACGGGGGGCCATCCTGCAGGGATCGGCGGCGGGGCCTCCCCGGCGCTGTCGGAAGGGCAACTTCGCGCAGCGCCGGGAAGCTCTGAATGGGGTGCCGCCGCCGGCACCGAACCTGAAAAGCCGGCGGCGGTGCCCTTCCCGCTCTGCGCCAATTCAACACCCGCAGGATTACAGGTACGCAGAGAGGGAAGGACCAGGGGGTGCGCATCGTCGATCGGATCGGCAATGGCAAAGGCGGTTTGTTCGTGGATCATGCGACGGGCTCCGTCCCGCCAGCGGCGGCGCTTTCGCGCGCTTCGCGGGCTTCCTCCACGTCGGCGATGCGCTCGAGCGCATCGGCCTGCCGCTTGTGACTGATCGCGCTCGATAGAAGCAGCACATGCGGCAGGCCGAGCTCGAGCGGCGCGTCCTGCGAAATCGCAGACTGCTCAATGAGTTCGGAAAGCTGATCGGACGGCCGGCTCATGCGTCGATCCCTCCGACAAGCCGGAGGTTGCCTGCGGCCTGGTCCATGTCCTCGGCCGCGGCAGCCTGGTGCGCCGCATCGAGCGAAACGACGGCTTCGGGCGGCAGGTAATTGTCGAGCCACGCGAGGACTGCGACGCGCAGCCAGCGACTGCGGCGAGCGTTGAGGGCGGTATCAAGGCCGCCGCCCCATTTCTGGTGCGGCAGCGGCTCCGGGAAACCATGCTGCGCGATCAGACCTTCAAGAAAGGCCTCGAGCAGCTTGTCGCTGCCCTTGTGGCCGAGCTGGCGCTGGATCCACCAGGCGGTGACCGTCGGCTCCGCGTCGCTGTCCGCGACAAGGTGTGACAAGAGGGACATTGAAGTAAGCTCCCGTTCGCAGTGAACGGGGCCGTTTGTAAGCGTAACGCTTACCGTGTCAAGCGAGTTTGTTAGCTAATAGCTTACTAGCAGAATTGCCCGTGCATCAGACAGGGCTCCATGGCCTTGTCGTAGGCTTCTCGCGCATCATCTTCCGCACTGGCAGCTGCATCCGCAGCCTTGCGAGCAACGCCCCGTGCAGCCTCAGCTGCGTCGCGCGCTTCGGCCAGGCCAGCCTCCAGCTCGTCGATCCTCGTCACCAGCTCCACCGGTAGGGTCTCGGCGTCGCTGCCGGTGATATCGTAGACGGGTGCAGCGAGCGCCTCTTCCGCTTCGGACATTGCGGATCCGTCAAGCCCCGCGCCTGCGGGCAGGAAGAGTACCAGGGCAAACGTCACAACGACGAGAACGAGAAGTCCGGTGAGGATCTGCAGCAGAGCGAGGCGCGCGCGCAGACGCACGTCAGGCTGCGTCCCGGTCGGATCCCTTCCAGGGCAGCATAACCTCGGCGACCTTGCGCAGCTGGTCCCGCTGGTCGGGGTCGGCTGCGCGCAGGCGCTCGATCAGCTCCCGCTCCGCAGCGGATAGCCCCGTAGGATTGTCGTTGCGTGACAGCAGGTCGGCAGCTTCAACGCCGAGCGCCTTAGCAATGCGCCGCATATATTCGACCGTTAGCTGCATCTCGCCGCGCTCGAGATCTGAGATCGTCACTTTGGATACGCCGATCCGATCAGCCACCGCTTGCTGCGACAGCTTCTTCTCCATGCGAAGTTCGCGGATTTTGTTCGGCGCGTCAGTCACGCCACAGAAATGTAAGATTTGCGCTGACACGGCTAGACGCCTAATCGCGAACAGGCACTTGTCAAGATGTTAGCGTATCGCTTACTACCGGCGACATGAGAAAAGCCACCGCCGAACACCCCCTGCGTAAGTGGCGGAAAGCCGAGGGCCTGACGCTGCAAGAGGCGGCCGAAAAGGTCGGCACTTCGCGCCAGGTGTGGTCCGATTGGGAACGCGGTCGGCGCCGACCGAACCAACATTTCATGCCCAGAGTGCGGAATGTGACCGAAGGAAAGGTGTCTGCCGACGATTTTTTCTGTGGAGAGCCGCGGCCGGCCCCACTGAATGAGGCGGCTTAGATGGTCGCGTGGCAATTGGCCCCCCTGATCTCCGGCGCTTGCGCACCGAGGTTTCCCGTCGAGCCCAAGACAACAGGTGTTTCTCAACGCCGAGTTAACGAAAGCCATTAACGATGAGCGGGGAGGGATACATCACCAGCGCCCGCGAGATCGCCGATCGGCTGATCTCGCGTCCGCAGGAAATCACGTTCGACCAGCGGCCAGGCTTCCTCGATCCGTCGGGGCCGCCGGTCGTGCAGCTGATCGGTGCAATCGGAGAGCGCACGGCCCATGGCTGGCGGATCGGCCTGCAGATGACGATCGACGGCAAGCCGATGCAGCTGCTGCTGCACACCGCAGCGGCGCGCCAGCTCGGGCTCGAGCTCGGCGGCCTGGCCGATATGCTCGACTTCGGGATCCCCGACTGATGGCGGCGGGGGGCAACCTGATCGACGTCGCCGAGATCGCCGAGCGGCTCAACGAACGGGCTGGCACGCTGGCGCCGCAGCTGCTGCCTAACGGACGCCGGGCCGGCAACGTGTGGCGCTTCTCGGGCATCGATGACAACGGCAAGGGCGGGAGCGCCTGGGTTTACCTGACCGGCGCACGGATCGGCCACTGGCAGGATGCCGGCAACGCGCGAGCGGGCGAGGAAAAGGGCGATATGCTCGACCTGGTCCGCCTGAAAGAGTGCGGCGGCGACGTGAAGCGTGCGGTCGACTGGGCCAAGGCCGAGCTCGGCATCGAGGACAGCTTCGCGCCGGGCCAGCGGCCGCAGATGAGCGCCGAGGAACGTGAGAAGCGAGCGAGCGAGGCACGCGAGCGGGCGAGGCAGCGCGAGCAGCGTGAGGCAGCCGAGCGGACGAAGAAGGCTCGCAACGCCAAGCGGCTGTTCCTTTCCGCCTCGCCGCTCGCGGGATCCCCGGCCGAACTGTATCTGCGCGGCCGGGCGATCGGCAATCCCCTGGGCGCCGAGTGGCCGGGGTCGCTTCGCTATCACCGGGACGCGTTCTGCGGACCACTGCAGGACAAGCAGCCGGCGATGGTGGCGGGGATCTTCAACGCTGCCGGCGAGCAGGTGGGTACGCATCGGACGTTCCTGCAGCTGCAGCGCGTTTCGGCCGGGCCCGGTGCGGCCTGGGGCAAGCTGCAGCATCCGGACCTCGAGAACGCCAAGATGGTGCTCGGCAACATGTGGGGCGGTTTCGTGCCGATCGCCAAGGGGAAGAGCGGCAAGTCCATGCGGCAGATGCCGCCAGGCGAGCCGGTCTATGTGACCGAAGGGATCGAGGACGCGCTGTGCGTGCGCATGCTGCTGCCGGCGGCGCGCATCGTCTGCGGGATCAGCCTCGGCAACATCGGCGCGATCGTGCTCCCCGATCAGGCGCGCAAGCTGGTGATCGTCGCCGACCGCGATGACAAGCCGACCGCTCAGGATACCCTCGAGCGCTCGATCGCGCAGCAACAGGCCCGCGGACTGGCCGTGCAGCTGGTGCTGCCGCCGCCGGGGATCAAGGATATCAACGATTGGGTGCAGGCGGCATGAGCGGGCACTTCAACGATCCTGCTCTGCTTCGCCCGCGTTACTGGCTGGCGCATCCTGTCGAGCACCTGCGGCCCTTGGAGCCGCCGGCGTTCGACAAGGGTCGAGTTCGTGCCTGGCTGCGCTGCTCGACTTCGCTGGTGACCGCATGAGGCGGGCAGTGGGCTTCCAGGGACGGGTCAAGCAACCCTTCGCCGATCGGCCGCGGGTGCTGGCTGCGATTGGCTTCCCCTGGCGCAGCCACCGGACAATGGCCGAAGTGCTGGCAGACGAAGCCCGTGTGCGGGAGGTGATCGAGCGCGCGTCGACGGCCAGCCCCGCACCGGACGATATCGAAGCGGATCCCGCGCCCGTGCAGGACCCGAACGTCAGCGATTTTGCCGCGGGTATTCAGACAGCCGCCAGCACGCGGGCCCCACTCTCCAGGGGTGCCGGTTGCGAAGGGCGGGCACCGGACACGGTTCCCACGAGGGCAGCGCCTTCGCGGGAGCCCAACGGAACAAGCGGGGCCGCGGCAAATGCGAGCAAGGACCCTGCGAATGCCCGTCAAGCGCGTGCCACCACTCCCCGGCCTATCGAGCCGTTGCTTGAGGCGGCAATCGCCGCGCAAATCGCAGCCGTGCCGACGGATTACAGCCGTTTCGTCAAGGTGATGCGCGAGAAGCCAGCGCCCCCGGCGCCGTCGACTTCGCGAGTGCTCGCACCGGCGCTGTCGCGCGAGGAGTGCCGGCGCTGCGGGGTCCCTGGTTTCCGCGGCTGCGAGCACCAGGCGCCCTACGACGGCGGCACGTCGCCGCCCGTGACGGTCCGTGAACTCCCGCTGCGCTACAAGGTGCGCACATGCTGATCCGCACGGCCGCCTTCCCTGGCACGCAGCCGCGGCCCATGGCGAGCAGAAAGCCGGCTCGCGAGCGCGCGCCGGGCGAGCAGCTGCTGGCCGAGATTGAAGCCTTCCTCCGGCGCCAGCCTCGCATGACGCGCGCAGGTTTCGGCCGGCTTGCAGCGGGCAACCCGCAATTGGTCGACCGCCTGCTGCAGGGGCAAGAGCCGCAGCGGGTGACGTTCGATCGCGTTCGCGCATTCATCGCGAGGTACGAGGCATGAGCGGCGCAGAGGATATCCGCGCGGCGCTCGAGAACCCGCAGGACGCGCCGGAGCTGGCGCGGCCGGGCGACAGCGGCCTCGAGATCGGCGACGGCTCACAGTACGATCGGCCGCCCTTCCCGCCCGGATCCCCGGTGACGCCGCTCGGCATCGCCAGCGATATCGGCGGCGCGCAGCGGTGCTACTACCTCAACTGGAACCGCCAGCTGGTCGGCCTCGAGGCGAACAACCGGCACGGCAAGCTGGGCCTGATTGCCCTGTTCGGCCCGGCCAGCGACTGGCTCGAGCTCAACTTCCCGCAATGGTCGAAACCCGTCCGCGAGCAGGTCGGCGGCAAGTGGGAAGTCGTCAAGGAAAGCGAGATCGTCGGCTTCGATCAGGCGGCGGCAGCGCGCGCGCTGATCGAGGAGTGCGTGCGCCGCGGCGTGTTTGACCCGGCCGGCAAGATGCGCGGATCCGGCGCCCACCGCCAGCGCGGCGGCGGCCTGGTGCTCCACTGCGGGGACAAGCTGCTGGCCAGTCAGCACACGCTCGATGGATCCATCAAGGGGTGGAGCTGGTGCGATCCCGGCTTCTACGAAGGCCACGTCTACACCGCGGCGTCGGCGATCCCGCGCCCGCACCACGAAGACGCCCATCCGCGCTGCGCGGAAAAGGTCCTCAGAACGCTGATGACCTGGAACTGGAAGCGGCCGCTGATGGACGCGCGGTTCGCCCTGGGCGGCATCGGCGCGAGCATGATCGGCGGCGCGCTGCCCTGGCGGCCGAATATCTGGATCACCGGCGCACGCGGCACCGGCAAGAGCACGCTGAACGGCGAAGGCGGGCTGCTCGACGAGATCTTCGGGCGCGGCCAATTCCGCACCGGCAACGCCAGCGCGGCCGCGATCCGGCAGAGCCTGCAGAATTCCACTGTTCCCGTGATGTTCGACGAGATCGAGGCGAGCAACGATAACCGCCGGGTGAGCGAAGTGATCGAGCTCGCGCGGATCGCCTCGAGCGGCGAGAAGATGCACCGCGGCGGACAGGATCACCAGGCGCACGAATTCACCCTGCGATCGGCGTTCTGGTTCTCGAGCATCAACATTCCGCCTTTGAAGCCGCAGGACCGCAGCCGCCTCGCAATCCTCGAGCTCAAGCCGCTCAAGGCCGGATCCCCGCCGCCGGAACTCGCCAAGCTCAAGCTGCCGCAGATCGGCGCGCAGCTGATGCGCCGCATGGTCGACGGGTGGCAGCGCCTCGAGGGGACCAAGAACAAGTATCACGCTGCGCTCTCGGCTGGCGGGCATGACAACCGCGCGTGCGACCAGTTCGGCACCCTGCTCGCCTGCGCGGATCTGCTGCTGCACGACTGGGACACGGCCGACGGCCTGCCGGATGATGAGGAAGTGGCCCACTGGGCGGGCTTGTGCCGGCCGGACCGGATGGCCGAAGTCGCCGGCGAAGTGCCGGACCATCTCGAGTGTCTGCACCACATCCTGACAAGCGAAGTCCAGGCCCGTGGCGGCGACGAGCGCGTGGCGCTCGGCAGCTGGCTCGGCGAGGCGGTGGCCTATGTCTCCGCCCCGCTGCTCGAGAACGGTGTGCAGCCGGGCGATGAGAAGGCCGACAAGCGGCTGCAGCAGATGGGCCTTAAGCTGGTCAATCCGCGCTGGAAGCCCAGCAAGGGTGACAAGTCGGGCGCCTGGGGCGCAACGTCCTACGAGCATCAGGAGCCGGGCTTCCTGGCCGTGGCGAACAGCCACCAATCGCTCGCCCGCCTGTTCGCCGGCACATCATGGCAAGGCAAAGTCTGGCGGCAGGCGCTGGCGCGCTGCGAAGGCGCGATCGAGGACGTCGATATCAAGTTCGGGCATGTGAAGAGCCGCGCCGTGCTGGTGCCGCTGTGGCAGGTCCTGGACGAAGAAGAGCTGCCGAACGCGAGCCGCCGCGCTGCCATGGAAGACTGGCTGCGCGAGCAACAAAAAGGGGCCGAGGCATGATCGCCCCGGCCCCTGTGGGCTCGGCCGTGACGGCGGCTAGCTTAGATGCGCAGGATATCCGCGCATTCGAGCTGCTCCACCAGCTGGCGAGCCCAGGCTTCGGCCTCAGCCTGTTTGCCGCACTGCTTGTAAGCGATGGCCTTGGCGAGCGAGCGAGAAACTTCGGTGCGGTCAATCATTTTGCCGGTCCTCTGACCTTTGCGCGGCCTGATCGCCTGCGCCTATTCCGTTCCTTTAAAGCGGAACCTTATAGCATGTCAAGCCCCGGCCCGCTGAGTGCCCGAACCTCCCGGAAATCCTCGCTGTCAAGATACAAAATGCATGCCCGCAGCGGCCGCGAAGCGGACGCGGTGCGCGGGCATTCTTTCTTGCCTCTCCCCGGCCCGCCGCGATGCCCTGGCTGCTCGCCTTTCATTTTGATGCTGACCCCGGCCCGTGGCGAGGCCAAGAAGTTGGTCCGCCAGTTTTGGCCAGCCATCGGGTTAGGGGAGCGGTTCCAAACGGAACCAGCTTGGAACCGTACATGGAACCGTCAAATCATTGATATCGTTGCATCTTTCCTCCGGTTCCAGCGGTTCCGCGCCTTGGCCTCGCGTCATGTGCGCGTGTGCGAGTGTGCGCAGACGCGCGCGTATATGCGTGAGGAAAACGCTGGAACTTTGGAACCACTCTCTTTCTCTATTATGTATCAAGAGGTTAGAGGTTCCAGAGCAGTTCCAACGTGGTTCCAATTGGAACCGATGGATTTGAGCGCCTCCGCAGCCTCGGGCGCTCGCCGGGATCCGAATATTCTGGCGGATGGATATCGCGCTGGTCGAGCGGCCGGCATCGTCCAGGCGCGCCGCAAGGGTCTCTTCCTCGCCAGAGGCGGCGAAACTTTTGGCGTTTTCGGCCTGATCGACGGCGCGGCCGATGGGCTCGAGCAGCTGGCCGCGCCCGATCTGCAGCGCGCGGGCGAGAATGGCGGAATTCTGCCGTTTTCGCGGGTGCCACTCGGCCATGTTGGAAGGGTCATGTTGGAAGACTGCGCGCAAATCGTTGGTTTCACGCGCCTTTCCGCTGCTCGTCGTCAGCTTGGCAGGCTGACCAGCGGCGGCCAGGCGGCACTGATCGAGGCCCCCCGGGGTCGACCTGGTCGACGCGCCCAGGCCACCCCCCGGTACCCCCATTTGCGGACGCGCCGCGCCCTAGCACCTCGGCACGCGAGCGTGTCGGGATTTCGATCGACGATCCTGATCCCGGCATATGGGCTGCGCCTGCCGAAAATCGCCAAACCTTGGACCCGACCTACGGGCCGGGGTGGAAGGTCCGAGGCGGACCAATGCGCGAAGCGCGGAGCGGGTCGGGGAAATGCTGCTGCTGCCTGGGGGGAAGCGCTGCGTCGAACCGGTGAAGCTAGCGGGAGGGCAGCCCGTGTCAACTGACCACGAAAAACCCGGTGGAAAGAGCGCGGCTGACGCGATGCTCGAGGAAGGCAAGGCGCTCGTCGAAGAGGCCGCTGCCGAGGAAGAACAGTTCGAGCTGCTCGAGCCGCTGACCGCGGAAGAAATCAACGACGCGCGCGAGCGGCTCGGTCCGACTGCCGGCATGGTCGCGGTGATGAAGGACGCGCGCAAGACGCGCGGGCGGCCGAAGGGCTCGCGCAACCGGCGAACGCACGACTTCGAGCGCTACATCAAGCAATTCGGTCAGGACCCGGCGATTACGCTGATGCAGATCCAGTCGACCGATCCCGAAGAGCTGGTCGCGCGCTCGCAGATGCTCGATCCCGAAAAGCGCCGCATGTCCTACGGCGATGCCCAAGCGCTGCGCGTGCGCTGCGCCGAAGCGCTGCTGCCCTACCTGCACGGCAAGCAGCCGGTGCGCGTCGACGCGACGATCCGCGGCGTGCTGGTGCGCGAGGAAATCGGCGATCTCAAACAGGCCCGCGGCCGGACGATCGACGGCGGCATTGGCGTGCTGCCGCCCGAAACATGGGGAGGCGAGGACGATGCCTGATCGCGTCCAGCTCTCACGCCAGAAGGGCTGGCGGATGCCCGAGAACGCCTTGAAGGTCGACCGCTCGACCAGGTGGGGTAACCCGTTCAGCGTGGGCGATCGCGTCCATGCCGACCCGAGCCTGCCGGTGGCGGTCTGTTTTTCCCGCCAGCAGGCAGTCGATGCTTTCCGCGGCTTCTGCGAACATCGCGCCGGACGCGAGTTCGTCGCTGCGATCCGTGAGAACCTAAGGGGCAAGGACCTCGCCTGCTGGTGTCCGCTCGATCAGCCATGCCACGCCGACGTTCTGCTCGAGCTCGCCAACGGGGATGCGGAATGAGCGAAGATCTCGAGATCCGCACGCTGAATTCGCCGGGGCCGATCTCCGACGCATTCCTGCTCGACCGGAGCTTCATTTCAATCGTCATCGGGCCGGTGGGCTCGGCTAAGACGATGACCGCGCTGCGGAAGCTTCGGCGGGTCGGCATGCGCCAGAAGGGCAAGCGCGACGGCAACGGGGTTTATATCCGCAAGGCGCGCGTCGGCGTGATCCGCGAGACCTATCCGAACATCGAGAAGAACACCCTGCCGAGCTGGTTCCGGATCCATCCGGAAAGCGACGGCAAGTTCACCTGGAAGGCGCCGTTCACGCATCGCCTGATGCTGATCCTGCAGGTCGATCCAGTCACCGGCAAGCCGATCGACGTGTGCGATTTTGAGATCGAGTTCCGCGCGATCGGCGACCGCTCGGTGGAAGAGGCCTGCCGCGGTTGGGAAGTCGTCGCAGTGATGATCGACGAAGCGGATCTGCAGCCGCCGGATCTCCTGGCGTTCCTCTCCGGCCGTGTCGGCCGCTCGTCGGATCTGGATCCCTCGATGGTGGTCGACCAGCAAATCATCATGTCGCTCAACGCGCCCTACATGGACAACTGGATCTACGGGCTGGCGATTGAGAACAACCTGGGCGAGCTCTCGGATCCGGAGCTGATCGAGGCGCTCGGCGATCGGCCGCTGCTGACGACGTTCATCCAGCCCGGCGGCCGCGAACCGGACGCGGAAAATCTGCACAACCTGCCGAACGGATACTACAAGCTGCAGGCGGCGGCGAACAAGCATCGGCCGGACTACGTTGCGCGCATGATCGACAACAAATTCGTGCCGATGCAGCACGGGCAGCCGGTCAATCCGCAGTTCGATTATCGAGCCCATGTTCGCCCGCTCGAGTGGGACCGCTCGCGCAAGCTGATCCTTAGCTTCGACCAGGGTCTATTCGCTGCGGCGACGGCCCTGCAGCGGAACCCGATGGGACAGCTGCGCACGCTGCGCGAGGCGGTCATGTTCCGCGAAGACGGCAAGACCTTGGCGAAGATCGGCCCGACTGCCTTCGGGCAGATGTGCCGGGCGATGCTCAACGAGCACTTCTCCGATCTTCGGCCGGACATGATCCGCGTGGTTGGCGATCCAGCAGCATGGGCCGCGGCCGATCGCGACGACGCCGAGCTCGACTGGATCCGGGCATTTCGCAAGGCACTGGGCCTGCCGGTGCACAAGGCGAAAACCAACAAGCAAGCGCTGCGCAACGAGGCGATCTGGTCCGTCATGACGGAGCGCGACGGCTATGCAGTCGATCCGGCGTGCAAGCACCTCATTCGCGGCCACCTGGGCGGCTATCACTACCGCAAGGCCGAGGCATCGGAAGGCGAGACGCGCGGCCACCTCGAGATCGCCGACACTATCCACACGCACGTCTGCGACGCCGAGCAGTACGGTGCGCTCGAGGGTGAGCATGTGATCGCGGACATTCGCGGGACCCCACGAGTGACGGGGCCAGTCACAAACGACAGCGATTTCGATGTTTTCACAGGAGCATAGATCATGACCGGACTTCTCAAGAAAGTGGGCAATTTCATGTTCGGCGGGCTCGTCGGGGGGCTGCTCGGGCTGAAGAAGAAAAAGCCGCAGCTGCTGCCGCGGCCCGTCACGCGCGACGACGCCCGCGACCAGGTCGCGGTCGATGACGAGCTGCTGCGTCGGCGCGGCGGAGCGGCGGACATGATTACAGGAACGCAGGGAGCCGAGGCGGCGAACGTTGGTCGGTTGGTGGTCGGCAGCTAACCCCGCACCTGCGGGGATTATTCCAGAAAGGAACCGAAGAAATGGCCGGAAAACAGGAACAGATTACACTCTCGGCACCGTCGATCATGGCGATCGCCGCGGCGTGTCATGCGGCGAATGCAGCCTTCTGCCGCTCAATAGGCGACGATAGCCAACCAGATTGGGAGGGAGCGCCGGACTGGCAGCAGGCGTCGGCGATCGATGGCGTCGAGTTCCACCTTGCGAACCCGGCCGCCGGCGACGCCGCCAGCCATGAAAACTGGCTCAAGTCGAAAGAGGCTGACGGGTGGCAGTACGGCGAAAATAAAGATCCCGAGAAGAAGTTACACCCGTGCATGGTGCCGTTCGACAAGCTGCCGCCAGAGCAACAGTTCAAGGATGCGCTATTCCGCACCGTGGTTCATGCGATGGCGCCGGCACTGGCCGAGCTCGAGAACGATCGCAACCAGCTCAAGCGCTCCCTTTCGGCGCAGAAAGGCGCTGCGACAAAGGCGCGCGCGCAAGTCGCCGAGCTTGAGGAAGCGAAGCGGCCGCGAAAGTTTGGGCCGGTGACCGATCAGCTAGCGCCGGCGGAGCTCGCCGAGCTGATCGGTGACGCCGGCAAAGCCGAGCTCGCCTTCGTCGGCCGCGACGGCAGGGAGATCAACGGGCTCGCCCCCCGCAGCATCAGCGCGGACGGTTTCGATGTCTTGCGCGGTGCGCTGCGGCTGCAGGTCCCTTCGCTCAAGGTGCATGGCCCGGCAGTGGGCCAGACGCCCTTCGCCGTCGGCGGGTACGCGCTGCTCGTGGACGGCGAGCAGGTGGCGTTCGCCGCCCGCGGTGATGTGCTGTCGATCGGCGGCGGCCAAGCCTTCGAACTGAAAGACGACGCCGCCTTCCGGGCGGCCTGATCCATTCCCCGGCCGGGTGCAGCAAGCCCGGCCGGGCAATCCCACTCTAAGGCGGAGCGTGACGCGATGAACGATGCAATCCAGGACGAAGAGCTGGCGAAGGCTGACTTGCGCGAGCACCAGCGCCTGGTCGAAATGCGCACGCCGTGGGAGAACACCTGGCGCGAGATCGACGAGCGCTTCCCCGACGGGGCCGGCGGCTTCAACAAGACGACGCCGGGACAGATGCGCGGCGCGCGCAACTACGACAGCACGCACCTGACCGCGATCGAGCGCTTCGCCGCCGCCGGCGTGGCGATCACGACGCCGGAGGAACGCGACTACATTAAGCCGCGCTTCCTCGATGAGAACCTGATGAAGCTGCGCAGCGTGAAGTTGTGGTGCGACTATGCCGGGCAGCGGCTTTATGCCCTGAGGCATGCGATCCACACCGCGTTCGGCGTCTCGGCAAACGAAGATTGGGACCAGCTCGGCCGCTATGGCACCTCGCCCGTGTGGCAGGAAGCCATCCAGGGCCGAGGGCTGATCTACCGCACGCTGCACCTGTCGGAAGTCTATATCGACGTGGATTTCGCCGGCCAGGTCGACACGGTCCACCGCAAGTTCACCAAGAGCGCGCGGCAGCTTGAACAGCAATTCGGGCGTGAGAGCCTGACGCCGAAGATGACCGAGGCGCTCGGCGCCGCCGGCAAGGAAAACACTGAATTCGAGATCCTGCACATCGTGGCGCCGAACACCTCATGGGATGCCGACAAGCTCGATCATCAGCGGTTCCCGATCGTCTCGCGCTACTTGGCCGCCGACGAGAAGATCTACCTGCGCCGCAAGGGGTATCACACGATGCCGATTTCGGTCAGCCGGCACATGACCAGTGCCGGCGAGATTTACGGTCGCAGCCCCGCGATCAAGGTGATGCCGAATATCCAGGGCGTGAACGCCATGCGGCTCGACACGCTGCGCGCCGGCAAGAAGGCGGTCGACCCGGCGCTAATCTTCAACAACGACGACGGCGTGACGCGGATCGCCACCAAAGCGGGCGGGCTCAATCCTGGCCTCGTCGATGACATGGGCAGGCCGAAAATCATGCGCATGCCCGGGGGCGAGAGCGGGATCCCTTATGCGATCGAGATGATCCAGGACGAACGGGCCACGATCCGGACTGCGTTCCTGGAGGAATTCTATGCGACGCTGACGGATCCCAACTCGCGCATGACGACAACGGAAGTGCTCGAGCGGATCAGCAAGCAAGGGGTTCTCGTGCGGCCGTTCGCGAGCCGCTATGCCAGCGAGAAGCAGCACCCGATGACGCAGCGGGATCTCGACTTGGCGCTGCGCGGGCGGCAGATCGCCGACTTCCCGCCGGAAGTGAAGGAAGCCGGCGCCTGGCCGATGATCGATTACGAAAACCCGCTGGCGGCCATGGCACGGGCGGAGAGCTCGGCCAAGTCGCTGCGGTTCGTCCAGGCCATGCCTATCCTGGCCGAACTCGAGCCGAACGTGCGGCACCGGATCAATGCCGACGCAATGACGATCGGCCTGGCCGAGGAAATGGGCGTCAAACAGCGCTACATCCGCAGCGACGAGGAAGTGGCCGCGCTGATCGCGAAAGACGAGGAAAGCAGGGGCGCGGCGATCAATGCCGAGCTGCTTGAGAAGAGCGCCGGGGCCTCCCTCGACATCGCCAAGGCGCAGCAGATCTCGGAGGCGGTGTAAGTGGCCGTCAGCGCGGAAAACCGGCTGCGCTACCGCTCCATGCGGATCTCGCGCGAGGTCAAGTGGCTGCTCATGGCGGTGCCCGGACGCTTTCAGGAGCGGCTGCGGGCGCGGCTGTGGCGATGGCTGTTTCTGTCCGATGCCGGGAAGATCCACCGCGCCGGGGAGGTCCTGCTAGCCGACCTGCGCGATTTCGCGGCAGTGGGGTTGCCGATCTTCGATCCCGATCCGGCGATCATGGCACGGCGGCTCGGCCGGCGCGAAGTGGTCGAGCGGATCATCAATTACCTCAACCTGGACGAAGCGACGGTCCAGCAACTCATGCAACTCGACGATGGACTAGGAGATTAAGACGATGAGCGACGGACAAAATCAGGGCGGCGCCGGTGACGGCCAGGGCGGCGGTGCAGCGGACATTCTCGGCGGGGAGGCGGCTGCAGGTGGCGGCGGCGAAGGCGGCGGTGCCGGGGGCGAAGCTGACGCCGGCGGAGAGGCTGGGGCCGGCGAAGCTGCGGCCGGCGGAGCTGCGGCCGGCGGAGCGGATCCCGAGTGGTATTCGCAGTTGCCGGCCGAAGTCGGTGATGGGGAAAGCGCCAGTATGCGCGACTGGGTTAAGTCGGTGGGGGCGAAGGACGTCGCCAGCCTCGCGAAGATAGCCCGCGACAACCAGAAAGCGCTGCGCGAAAGCGGCCGAGTGAAGGTGCCCGGCGAAGGCGCCAGCGAAGCCGAGCTCGCCGAGTTCCGCAAGGCGATCGGCGTGCCAGAGGATGCCAAGGGTTACAAGATGCCCGAGCTCACCGACGCGCAGGGCAAGCCTGTGGAGCTGAACAGCGATCGTCTGGGCGAGATTGCCGGGTGGGCGCACGAGGCAGGGGTGCCGGCGGGCGCGCTCGAGAGAGTACTGCAGAAAGTCGCCGAAGCCGACATGCAGGAAATGGCGGGCCGCGAGATCGAACTGTCGAAGGAGGCGGCCGACCACGTGAAGAAGTGGGGCGGCGAGAAGGACAACAAGCTCGCTGCGGTCGACAATGCGGCGAGCCTGCTGGGGCTCAAGCGCGACGAAATGCTTAAGATCCGCGCGGCGTTGGGGCCGGCACGGGCGCTCGACGTGCTCGCCGACCTCGGCGCGAGGGTGAGCGAAGACACGCTGGTCTCCGGCGACAAACGGCAGCGCTTTGCCGGCGATCCGGTGGCAGCGCAGCGCGAGCTCGACGAAATGAAGTCCAGTCCGGACATCCGTGACAAGGTCTTCATCAAGGGCACGCCGGAAAAAGCCCGGTGGGACCGCTTGCAGGGCATCGTCGGCGCAGCGGAAGAGCAAAAGGCACGCGAGAACGCCTGATCGCCGACGGAGCATATTGACAGCTGCAGCGGCAATACACGATTGTTGCGCAACCGAACCGGGAGGGCGGACGGTCGACCGACAAGGTCACCCTCCCGTAGTAGGAAATCCTGGCTTAGCCGTGTCTCGGCACGTTCGAGACGGTCCCGGGTCCAGCTGCGGACGCAGCCGCCGATCGCGGGCGTAAAACGATAGAAAGGTCGGGCGGTCTGCGCCCCTTAGCCCTTCGCATCTGGTCACCGCCATTTGACGAAAGGGCAAAGAAATGTCGTTCCACGTCCCCGCTTCGTTCCAGACGAAGTACAAGAACAACGTGGAGATGGCGCTGCAGCAGCAGAAGTCCATGCTCCTCGAGGCTACTGTCCAGACCGACGACGCGTCGGCCGAGATGGTCAAGATCAAGGATATCGTCGGCAACACCGCGCCGAACGAAGCCGACGAGCGCCACGGCGATACAAAATACAACAACCCGACGTATGACGGCGTTTGGCTGGGTAAGCCGAACGAGCTCTACTACGCGGACCTGGTGGACAACGCCGACAGGCTGGCAACCATGATCGACCTCGAGGGGACCTCGGTCACCTCCGGCGCTGGCACGGTCAACCGCGCCCGCGACCAGCGCGTGCTCGAGGGCTTCTATGGCTCCGTCCAGAGCGGCAAGAAGGGCGACGTTTCGACGCCGTTCCCGAGCGGGAACATCATCCCGGTCACCTCCGGCGGCGCGACCGGTGCGCAGAAGATGAACACGAAAAAGCTGCGCGAAGCCAACGTCCTGCTCGGCCAGAACTACGTCGACAAGTCGCTCAAGAAGTTCATGATCCTGACCGAAGAGGACAACGACGCACTGCTCAGCGAAGTGCCGGCAACCAGCTCGGACTTCCGCGGCGCTTTTGGCGGCGTCGTCGAAGACGGTGTGCTCCGGAGGCTCTTGGGCTGGAACTTCATCAACCTCGAGCTCGACAACCCGCTGCTCGGCCCGGTTCCGGATCTGGCGACCGATGCCAGCGGCTACCGCAAGAACCCGTTCTGGGTGTGGGGCGGCCTCGTGACGAACCACTGGCAGCGACTGCGCACCTCGATCGACCCGGTTCCACAGAAGCTGCTCTCACGGCAGATCTTCGCCGGCACCACGCTCGCATCGAGCCGGACGCAGGCGGGGATGAGCGGGATCATCCTCAACCAGAAGGGCTGACCTTCGCCGGCGGCGGGCACAGCGTCCGCCGCCGCTTCGCCATGAGCCGGCCAGTCGGCCGGGGAGCCAGGACAAGGAAACGCAACGATGGCAAGGCACTATCCGAAGCAGCAAGTCGGCGTCGCAGACGGGACGGAAACGCCCCCACTCAAGGCGGATGGTCGCGAGGTCGGCGCGAAGAAGCGCACCTATCTCGCGAGCAAAGTCGTCGGCACCGCATGGGCGATAAACGACACTGTGTTCCTGATGCGCAAGCCGGCGAGCGAGAAGATCGTCGGCGTGACGCTGACCACGGACACGAGCCTCGGCACCACGACGCTCGATATCGGTACCGAAGCTGATCCCGACAAGTACGTCGACGGCAAGACGCAAACTGCGACCGAGACGCCAACCAGGCTAGGCCCACTGGCCGCGGCAATGGATGACGATCCCGCGGACGAGGAGGAGATTTTCCTGACCGTCCTGACGGCTGCGATCGTCGCCGGCACGGTGCTTACCTTCGAGATCGAAACCAGCGGTCTCTGACAAGATCGGGCCGCCGCTCAATGGGGTGGCCCGCGGGGGCGGCGCGCTGCGTCGAGGCAAGCCGCCCCCACCCTTCCCAAGCTGACAGGAGCGCGGTTCCATGGCTTTCACGGCAAAATTCATCGGCCAGCGCGGCAAGACCGAGACTGCGGATGTCGCGATCGCTGCCGGCTCGGCCGAGGCGCAGAGCGATACGATCAGCGTCAACATCGACGCGACCAACATTTCCAAGGGTGAAGCGCTGCAGCTGCTCTCGAAGATCAGCGACGCCATCCACGCCGCGCCCTGGCCGCCGGCGTAAAGCCGCGCCGGAGATAACGCGTGGCTTCGAAAATCCAGGTCTACAAAGCCGCGGCAACCGCCGTCGGTTCATCGACGCAGATCACCAGCCCCGAGGACGATCGGCCGGTGGCGCGAGCGATCACCGCTGTCTGGGAGATCCAGCGCCAGGCGGCGATCCGCGACGGCAGCTGGAACTTCGCGATCAAGCGCGCTCGACTGCCGGCGCTCAACTCCGCGCCGACGCACGGATACGATTACGCTTACCAGTTGCCGGCTGCCTGCCTGCGGCTGATCGAGGTAAGCGGCCAGGCGCGCGAGGATTACCAGCTCGAGGGCCGTGAGATCCTGTGCGACGCCCGCGGCCCGCTCGACATCCGTTACCTCCGCGACGTCACCGAACCCGCCGAATGGGATAGCGAGTTCGCCGATGCGTTTGCGCAGCGGATCGCCTGGCGGATTGGTCGCAAGCTCGCCGGGTCGACCTTCGACAAGGATGGCGCCTGGCGCGAGTACCAGGCGCTGATCGCGGCAGCGAAGAGTACGGACGCGATCGAGAACCCGCCGATCGAGCAGGAAGAAAGCGACTGGGTCAAGGCTCGGCACGCGCACGCATCCTGGGATCCCGCGAGGCCTTGGGGCTGATGCCGAAGCTGCGGCATATCTTCACCGCGTTCTTTGCCGGCGAGACGTCGCCCTACTTGAGCGGGCGCGTCGAAACCGAACAGCATCGCTACGGGCTCGAGACTTGCGAAAACTGGTTGCCGCTGGCCGAGGGCCCGCTGGTCAAACGGCCGGGCTTCTACTTTGTGCGCCCGTCGGCCGCGACCGCCAGCTGGTTTACGGCGTTCCGGCGCTCGGCAGCTGAAGAGTACATCGTCGAGTGGAGCGAGTTGGTCGCGCGGTTCTACACCAATGGCGGCAGGATCGAGACGGATCCGGTGACGCCGTACGAGATCGCGACGCCTTACACAGCGGCCGAAGCGCGATACCTGTCACTGCAGCAGAGCTTCGATCGGCAATACATTGATCATCCGGCGCACCCGCCGGGCGCACTGCGGCGTGATACCGCATCGACCTTCGCTCACGAAGAGCTCGCGCTGCTCAACGGCCCCTTCGCCGACATGAACAGCGACGAAAGCGTTACGGTCACCGCCAGCGCGGCGAGCGGCATCGGGATCACGCTGACCGCCAGCTCGCCTATCTTCGCTGCCGGCCACGTTGGCTCGCTGTTCAAGCTCGAGGCGAAGGACTTTTCCGACCTTCCCGCCTGGGAAGCGCAGATGGAAGGGGTCATCGCAGGGAGTAAGATCCGCAACGAAGGCAAGGCCTACCAAGCGGCGACCGGCGGTAAGACCGGCACCATCATGCCGACGCACACCCGCGGCACGGAATGGGACGGGCAGAACCTCGTCGACGTGCTCAACGCCAAGGGGCCCTACGGGGTCAAATGGACGTATCTCCATGACACGTTCGGGACAGTACGCATAACAGCGGTGGCGGCCGACGGGTTTTCGGCAACTGCCACCGTACTGCGGCGCCTGCCGGACAGCTGCACTACGGTGCCGAGCTGGCGCTGGGCGCATTCGGCGTTCTCTGAAGCCGCAGGCTGGCCGAGCCATGTGACGCTCTTCAAGGGCCGGCAGCTCCACTTCATGGATCAGCAGATCGTCGGCAGCGTCGTCGGAGACTATGGCGGCGGGCGGGTCAACTTCGCCACGCACAGCAACGTCGGCGTCCTCGCCGACGATCTTGCGTTTCGCCGCACGATCCCGCTCGAGGATGCGCCGCTGTGGATAGCGCGCAGCGGCGGGAAGCTGCTAATGGGAACCGCGACGCGCGAACTGGCAATCGGGCCGATCAACGCCAGCGCTGCGTTCTCCGGCAGCAACATCGAAGCCGAAGACCAGAGCTTCTACGGCAGCGAACAGGTGGCGCCGGTGCAGGCTGGCACCGATACCATTTTCGTGGAGATCGGGGGGCGGCGGTTGCGGGCAGCCGACTACGATTTCGGCCGCGATCGCTACGACGCCCCCGACCTGACCGCGGCCGCCGATCACATTGCCAGCGGCGGCATCTTGCAGCTGGCGCACCAGCGCACGCCACGGTCGCTGCTCTACGGAATACGCGCCGACGGTCAGTTGATCGTCCATGCACGCAGCCGGCTCGAGATCAAGGGGTTCGCACGGGTCAAGCTCGGCGGCAACGCCCGCGCCGTCTCGGCGGTCGCGATCAACGGAGTCGACAACAAGACGGCCGAGCTGTGGCTGCTGGTCGAGCGCGAGGACGGCAGCGGAGCGACTGTTAAGGAGGTGTGGCAGCAGGCGTCCTGGCGCGAGCTCGGCGACGAACAGGAAGAGCAGTTCTTCGTCGACGGCGGAGTGCGGATCGAAGCGGCCGCCGGGCAGACGCACTTTTCAGGGCTCGATCACCTCGCGGGCCAAGATGTGGCGGTGCTCGCTGCCGGCGGCGTGATCTCGAATATGGCAGTGGCGGCGGATGGTTCGCTGGATCTGCCCGCGGGGAAGGTTCCCTCGGATCGCGCATTCGTTGTGGTAGTCGGGCTCGCCTATTCGGCGATCGCAGTGAAGGCTGGGCCCAACCTCGAGGTGAACGGCAAGCCGATCCAGGCGATAAGACAGCGCCTCGTAAAGCTGGTGACGCGGGTCCTCGAGACTGTCGGGATCAAACTCGGCGTTCCGGGCGAGGATCTGACGGAGATGATTGACCGTCCGGCGTCTGCCGCAATGGATGCGCCGATCCCGCTACAGTCGCGCGACCTTGGCGGTGAAGTGGAGAGCGACTTCGACACAACTGGCCGGACGCAATGGGTCTCCGATACGCCGACTGCGGCCGTGGTTACTGCGGTCATGCTCAATATCGATGTGGATACGGACGATGCCTGAGTTGTCGTTCATTAGCCTCGATGCCGAGCATTTCTTTGCGCTCGATCTGCAGGCCAGTCAGCGCACGCAATACGGCGTAGATCCGCTGGCGATCGACTGGGCCGAAGCCGAGGCCTACGCGGCCCAGGACAATACCTGGGCGGCAATGCGTGAAGACCAGGTGCTTGCAGTGTTCGGGGTCCACGAGACGTTCCCCGGCGCACAGGGCGCCGCCTTCGCGCTGCTCGCCAAGGATCTCGGCCGCGATCATCATCGGCTGACCCGCTTCGCGCGCGAGGAAGTCATCGCCAAGAGCCCCCTGCCGCGGATCGAGGCGATCGTCCGTTGCATCGACGTCGAGCCCGGCATCAAGGTTTGCCCCGATGCCACACCCGCCAATATGCTGGCCGCGGCTCTTCGCCCCCGCAATCGCACTCCGCAGGTCCGTTGGGCGTTGACGCTCGGCTTCACGCCAGTTGCGGTTCTGCGCAAGTTCGGCGCGGCCAGCGAGACGCACATGCTGCTCGAAAGGATCCGCTGATGGGTTTCCTCGCCGCCGCCCTACCGTTCGCTGCGGCCGGCGCTCAGCTGATCCAGGGGGTCGGCGGCTTCATGGCCGGCCAGTCCAAGAAAAAGGCTGCGTTTGCCCAGGGACGCGAAGAGCTGTCCGCCGCCAATGAAGGCGAGCGGCAGATCCGTGTCGATGCCCGCCGCGCGATCGGCTCCCAGCTGGCGTCGCAATTCGGAAACGGTCTCGAGGGCGGTACCGGCACCGCCCTGGACGCGCTGCGCGAAAGCAAGATCGAAGCCGCGCTGGATGTGCTTGAGGTGCGCCGCCAAGGCGTGAGCCGCAATCTCTCTCTACGTGCAGAAGGCAAGGCGGCCGAGCGCGAGGGCTACTTCGCGCTCGCTTCTGGCCTGCTCGGCGCTGCCAGTTCGGTTCACGGGATGCAGAGCGATTGGGCGCAGGCGCGCACCGGACGTAGCGGGAGCCAGATCTGATGGCGCTCGAGCCGGGATATCGGCGGCAGACAGCGCCGCGGCCGGCGGCGGCGATGCCGGCCGCCAGTGCGGAGAGCTTCGGCGCCGGCTTTGGCCGCCAACTCGAGGCGTCGACGCAACAGGTTCACCGCGAGCAATTGCAAGATTACCAGATCGAGCGGCGCGAGGCGGCAGACAGCGAATGGGCTGCGTTCCAGCACGGCTTTGCTCTGCACCGTGAGAACATGGATGGCATCGCGCGCGAGGCGCGCAAGGACGGATCGGGCGGCCACGCCGCGCGAATGCGGGAGGCGTGGGAGGCATCGCGCGAAGGCTTGGTCGACGGCTTGAAAGAAGACGCGGTGCGCCAGCGCGCCACGTCGATGTTCGAGGAAGCCCGCGGCCGATTTGTTTCCGGCGAGGCGACCTTCGAGGAAGGCGCGCGGGTCGAGCGCGTGGTCACGGATTTCGAGGCCGCACGCGATATCGGCGCTAACCGTGTCCGCCGCCTCGACAAACCGGAAGATTACCTCGCCGAGACCTCGACGATGCAAGAGGCGATCGGCGGGCTCAACGTGGCCGAGGACGTCAAGAGCAAACTGCTGCGGGAGACCGACCAGGTCTTCGCAGTCAGCTTCCTGCGCGGGCGGATCGACGAAGATCCCACGACAGCCAAGGCGCTGCTAACCGGCGGCGCCTTTGACGACGTGCTGGAGCCGCAGCAGATCGACGCGTTGCTCAACCGTTCCGATCTCGAGATCCGGAGTTTGGAGGTGCGCGCGGCGCGCGAGGCGGCCGAAGCGGCGGCGGCGGTCAAGGAACAAATCCAGACGCTCGAGGAAGCCGACCGCCAGGGGATCGCCCTGCCCGATGAACAGTATGCCGCGGCCGCCGAAGCAGCGGCCGCGCTCGGCGACGACAGCCTGGCGCTCAAGCTCGAGGGGCTGCGCGCCAATGCCGGCTTCGCGAAAGTGTGGGAGGATGCGACCCCGCTGCAGCGGGAAGCGCGCCTGGCTGAGCTTGCGGGAAGGACGAAGCGCAGCGCCGCCGAGGATCGTGAACTCAAGTGGCTCGAGGATAAGTCCGGCTCGCTCGACAGTCGCTTCAACGACAACCCGGCCGCCTTCGCCGCCCGCACTGGCAATCCGCCGCCACCATTGGAAGACCCGGCGGCGCGGGCGCAGTGGGCCCGCGAGCGGAGCGCCGCCTATGGACGGCCGGTTCCGCCGCTTACCAAGAACGAAGCCGCCCAGCTGCAGGCGAATTTCCGTAGCGGCCGCGCTGCCGCGATCGAAGTATTCGACATGCTGGCGGCAATGCCGGCGGATCAGGCTGCCGCCGCGGCGCAACAGATCGACCCGAACGATGCGACGATGCCGGTGGTCGCCGTGCTTCCCCGCCAGTACCGGCAGCTGGCACTCGATGGCCGCGACGTGCTGAAAACCAACGCGCAGCTTATCAAGGGCGCGCTCAAGGAAGATCCGGACCTGCAGGAAGCGGTCGCCGACTTCGACGGACGCTTCAACGATGCCTTGCGCGCCGTGCCGCCGGCGCAGCGCGCCGGGATCCTGGCGGTGGGTGCGCGGATCCTCGCCGGCGTGGTCGACCAGTCAGGGGGCGAAGTGAGCGCCGATACCTACTGGAAAGCGATGAACATGGCTCTCGGCGCGACCGGAGCCGGGGCCGATCGCAAAGGCGGCCTCGGTCGGTGGGGCGAAAGCTGGTTCCTTCTTCCCAAAGGCGTAAGCGGCGAGGCCTTCGGCGCCGCAGTGCGTCGCGCGGCCAAGACGGGTGGGCCCGTGAACCCCAATGGATCGCCGGCCACACTCTCGCGCACGTTCCCCGTCGCCATCGGTAACGGCACCTATGAGTTTCGTACCGCAAGCGGAGATCCGATCGGCGCTGCCGATGGCGGAAATTGGATCGTCAGGGTCTCGCCGCAATGAGCGTGACGGATATTCTCGAATGGCGGCCCGAAAGCGCATCGAAGCCGGATGCGCCCAAAGGGGACACGCGGCCGACGCCCGGGTGGGACGAGACGATCGCCGCGGGCTTCCGCGTTACGCTCGATCCCATCGCCGACGTGCAGGCCGGACGGCTCGATGAAGCCTATTCGCCCGTGATCGAGGCGCTGGCGGAGCGCACCGGGAAGAAGAGCGGCGACTTCCTCAAACCCTGGTATCGTCGGACCGCCCTGCCCTTCACCGACAATTCGATGCTCGACCGGGATGCGATCTGGCGGGAGATCGACCGGCAGCGCTCCGCGGATCCACAAGCCTTCGCAGAGATCGGAGATCGGGCGGCATTCGAGCGGCAAGTGCTGACCCGCGACGGCGATCGCCAGCGAGACCTTGAGACGACTTCACGCGGTGGGATTGTGCCGACGCTGATCGGCGGGATCCCGGCTTCGATGCGCGACCCGCTCAACCTGGCGAGCCTGCCGATCGGCGGGATCGGCAAGACAGCCGCCACGCGTATCTTCAGCGAGGGATTGGTCAACGCCGGGATCGAGGCCGTCCAGGCTGGAACGACAAGCCGTCGCACCTTCGCCAAAATGGGTGAAGACTACGGGGTGCGCGAGGCGGCGCAGGACGTGGTCCTGGGCTTTGCTGCAGGTGCGGCGTTCCGGGGAGCAATAGAGGCGGCGCCGGCCGTCGACGCCGCTGGCATGCGCATTGCCGCGCCGGTGCGCGACCGGATTGACGAGGCGTTCGCCGATCGCGATGTGGCCCGGGCGCTGGCGCAGGCCGTGCCCGAGAGCTTGCGCACCCCCGATCAGGCCGCGGCCTTCAATGTTCTGACGCGCGAAAGCGAGATCGAGGCGGTCAATCCTTTCGAGCGGACCTACGCCGGCGCCGATACGCATGGCGCCAAACTGGTCGAAGCGATGGACGCGCTCGAGCGCGGCAAGCTGGTCCCGGAACAGCCTGTTTCGTCCGTGGTCGCCGCGGCCGCCGGACGCGGCACAGCTGTTCGAGGAGTGGCCGAGGGTGCCGAAGCCCGGTTCATGGAGCGGGTCCGTAGTGCAGAGAGCGGCGGCGACGACAACGCGCGCAATCCGCGCTCTAGCGCGGCAGGCCGATATCAGTTCACCGATGGCACCTGGCTTGCCTACTACAAGCGCCGCTACGGTGCCGCCGGCCTGACCGATGCGCAGATCCTCGCCAGGAAAGGCGATGGGCGACTGCAAGACGAGCTGATGGGCGATCTCACGGCCGATAACGCGGCCGCGCTGCGGCGCGCCGGCCATGGCGCCAACGAAGGCAACCTGTACCTGGCACACTTCGCCGGCCCGGCAGGCGCCCGCAAGGCTCTGGATGCACCTCCGGGAATGCCAGTGGAGCGGGTGCTCGGGGCCGCAGCCGTCGCGGCCAACCCGTTCCTTCGCGGCAAGACGGCGGGTTGGCTGATCGAATGGGCGCATGGGAAGATGGGTTCTTCCGCGGACGCGCCCGCCGCCGGTGCGCTCGCTGATCTCGGTGACGACGGGTCGGCGGACGTTCGCGCGGCGATCGCGGCAGAGGAAACACAGCTGGACGTCGCGCGGGTCCGTGCCGACATGCTCCAAGCGGAGCGGCCGGTGGTCACCAGCGCCGGACGTGCGGTGCCGATCGCCGCGTTCACGGCCGACGCGATCGAGGCGGACGCGCAGCTGATGCAGTTCAAGAGCGGCGGCGACCAATTCGGGGTCACCGAACGGCTGCAGGGGATCGAGGATTGGGATCCGATCGCTGCGGGCATGGTGACCGTGTGGGAAGCGGCCAACGGCCGGCGGCTGATTGCCGACGGGCACCAGCGGCTCGGGCTGGCGCGGCGGATCCAGCAACGCGGGGGCGAGCCTGTGACGCTCAACGCGTTCGTGCTGCGCGAGGCGGACGGCTTCGACGCGCGTGATGCGCGGATCATCACCGCGCTCAAGAACATCGGCGAAGGGACTGGCACGCCGGCCGACGCGGCCAAAGTTTTCCGCGAAGGCGGGGAAGCGGTGGAAGCCGCGGTGGAACGCCGCCTGCCGCCGCGATCGGCCCTGGTACGCGACGGCAAGGCACTCGCGCGGCTCGACGACGAAGCCTTTGGGGCTGTCGTCAACGAAGTGATCCCGGAAAGCCACGGCGCTGCGATCGGGCATCTCGCGCCGGATCCGGCAACACACATGGCGCTGGTGCGCCTGCTCGCGGAAACCGACCCGGCGAACCGGCGGCAGGCCGAGGCAATGGTTCGCCAGGCGCTCGAGGCCGGCTTCATCAAGGAAACGCAAGACGAGCTGTTCGGCACGCGCGACTTGGTCAGCGGCGTGTTCATCCAGCGGGCCAGGCTGCTCGATCGCTCACTGCGCGAGCTCAAGAAGCTCAAGGGCGCGTTCGGTGTCGCCGCCCGCAATGCCGAAGCGCTCGAGAGCGGCGGCAACCGGATCGACGTAGCCGGCAGCGAGGCGGCCGCGGCAGCCAATGCGGTTGCCCTTGAATTGGTGGAGCGCCTGGCGCTAAGGAAGGGAAATGCGGTCAATGAGCTCCTCGACCGGGCGGCAAGACGCCTCGCAGACGGCGAGCCAATCAGCGGCGTCGGCCGCGACCTCGTCGCCGCAATCCGCAAGCTCGACCTCGCCGATCTCGAGCGAGCGGGCCGCGCAGCTGATGGGCCTGGCGATGGGCCTGGCGGAAGCGGACGCTTCGGCGAGCCTGCGGTCCAAGCTGCTGAAAGTCTCGACGAACTAGCACCCGCCGCGCGCGATCAGGCTGACGAACTCGGGCTGTTCGGCGATCCGCCTGCACCCGATCAGGTGGCCACGCGGGCGTTCGACGACGCGGCCGGGGACGGCATCAAGGCTGCGGCCGAAAGCGACTGGCACGATATCCGTGCCGGGCAGGATCCCAACATCACCGCTCGCCAGCGGCAGGAAGCTCGGCTCGGCGCGGAAGCGCCCATGCGCGCGGCATCCGACCAGGACGGCACTATCGGGTCGCCGCTGTTCGATGCCGCCGAACAACCGAAATTCGATCTCGACGACGGTAAGGGCCCGCGCTCGGCCGAAGAGATCCGCGCGGAGATTGATGCTGACCGCACCGCACTCGACGAAATACGCAAGTGTCTGAAATGAGGAAGGACTGACGATGGCAACATCTACACTCGCGGACGTCCCGGTGGGCGTTGACTGGGCGGACCTGGTCGCCACGCACGCGACGCTCGCTTCGGTCGCGGCCGAGATCCAAAACGTCGGCAGCGCAGCGGTGGCGATCGTCTCCGGCGGCGCTGGTGCGCCGAACGGCAAGAGTGGCACCGTGCTCGGCCCGCGCGAACGCACCAGCGTCAACGCCGCGAATGTGTGGGCCCGCTCGCTCGACGGATCCGGCGCTGTTTCCGTGACCTTGCAGTAACGTGTCGCTCGGCGCGTGCCTTCCCGGCCTCGTGGCCGATGGGAAGCTCTCCGAGGAGCAGGCCGCGGATGCGCGCGCACTGTACGACGAGCTGCTCGCCGAGCACGCGCGCACCGGGTCGCTCGAGACGGCTGAAGCGACGGCTAGCGCGGCCGTGCTCGAAGCGCTCGAGCGGAACGTCACGCGCAAAGAATTCCTCGCCGGCCGGACGATCAAGGTGCGCACACGGATAGTCAGCGACCTGGCGACATACGGCGGCGGGGGCGACGGCCGGATCCGTGGCGGGAAACGTGACGGATCCGGCCCGATCGCCCCGAACGCCGGCCCGGCGCTGATCGACCATGATCCGCGAGCGCCTTACTCTAATGTGGAAGGGCGCCGCAAAGCGATCCTCGGCCAGGCGCACCGGCAGATGGATCGGATCCTCTCGGACCATTCGGCCAACCTGTTCGGGCAGGTGCGCAAGAAGGCGCAGCTACGCGATATCGCCCGCGAGCTATTCGGCGAGGACAGCGGCAACCACGCGGCGAAAGAGCTGGCCGGCGCTTGGCGGCAGACGGCCGAAGGCCTGCGTCTGCGGTTCAACAAGGCCGGCGGCGAGGTCGGTTTCCGCGCCGACTGGGGCCTGCCACAGAACCACAATCCGCGCTCCGTCCGCAAGGCCGGGTTCGATGCCTGGCGCGCGGAAATCCTGCCGCGGCTCGATCTCGGCAAGATGGTCGACCAGCGCACCGGGCAGCGCTTCACCCGCGAGGGCCTCGAGGCGGCGCTGGAAGAGGTGTTCGAGACGATCCGCAGCGACGGGCTCAACAAGATGACGCCCGGCGCGCCGGGCGGCCGGGCACTGGCGAACAGCCGCGCGGATCCGCGCTTCCTGGTGTTCAAGTCAGCCGACGACTGGATGGCTTATCACGAGACCTTCGGCGCCGGCACCGCGTATGATGCCATGGTGGGCCACATGGAGGGGATGGCGCGCGATATCGCGGCGATGGAGATCCTCGGGCCCAATCCGGACGCTACTCTGGAATGGGTCAAGGGCACGCTTCGGCAGTCTGCCGGCATCGACCGATCGCCCGATAGCAAGGGGGTCGACGCTGCCAAGAAAGCCACAAAGGAAATTGACGAACTGTGGGGTGAGTACCGCGGCGCCAACCTCGAGCCGCGTAATCGCACGCTGGCGCTGACGTTCTCGAGCCTGCGCAGCTTTCAGGTGGCGACGAAGCTTGGCGGCGCATATCTGACGGCGGTCAGCGATTTTGCGTTCCAGCAGGCGCGGCGGTCGTTCAACGGTCTCGGTCAGGCGAGCGTCCTTCCGCAATACCTCAAGCTGATGCGCGCCGGTTCGATCGAGGACCAGAAGTTGGCCGTTCGGCGAGGCCTGATCGCGGAGGAGTGGGCGCAGCGTACGGCAGCGCAAAGCCGCTACCTCATGGAAGAGCTGACCGGGGAGATCCCGCGGCGCCTCGCCAGCGGTGTGTTGCGGCTCTCGCTGCTCGCCCGCCACACGCAAGCGATGCGGTGGGCTTACGGGATGGAGACGCTCGCCACCTATACCGAGCAGGCCGGCAAAGGCTTCGACCAACTCGAGCCGAAGCTGCGCGAAGGGCTGCAGCGCTACGGCATCGATGCGGCCGGATGGGACGCGCTGCGCAGCGCGTCAATGGATCTCGATCGCGGGGTAGAATGGATCTCACCGCATAACCTCGAGGACCGGGAGCTCGCCTCGCGGTTTATGGAGATGGTCCACGAGGAAACCGACATCGCGGTTCCGGTGGCCGATCTGGGCACGCGGGCAGTGTTCAACTCCAAGCTCGAGCGCGGAACGGTTCTCGGCGAAGTCGGCCGTTCGGCGATCCTGTTCAAGAGCTTCGGTGTGTCGGTGGTCCTGCGCCAGTCGCGCGAGATCCTCGCCATGCAGCCGGCGACCGCAGCGCGCTATGCCGGTGGGCTTATCATCGGAACCACGCTGATGGGCGCCCTCGCGATGCAGCTCAAGGCGCTCGCCGCGGGTAAGGATCCGCGGCCGATGAACGACACGCCGTTCTGGGACGACGACAAGGGCGCGATGAGCAGCAACCCCGGCTTCTGGGGTGCGGCGATGCTGCAGGGCGGCGGCTTCGGGATATACGGCGATTTCCTGTTTGCCTCGCAGAGCCGCGCCGGCGGCGGGTTTGCGCAGACGTTAGCTGGGCCGCTGGTCGACGATGCGCAGGGGATCGCCAACGTGCTCGGCGCGAAGGATCCGCGCAAGTCGATCGTGCGCGAGGCCAAAGGTTTCCTTCCCGGCAACAACCTCTGGTACTCGCGCCTGGCGTTCGACCGCATGCTTGCCGACCAGGCGCACGAGGCAATCGATCCCGAATACCGCAAGAGCTGGTCGCGCATGGAGCGCTACGCCGGCGAGCAGGGCACCGATTATTGGTGGGAGCCCGGCGCAATGGCGCCGGAGCGCTCTCCCGAGTTTGCCAACGCACTCGAAGGGGGACCGAACGAATGACCGTTGCTGCCAAGCCGCGCGCGATCGACTATACCGAGGACGCGGCCAGCGTTGAATTTGCCGTCCCGTGGAGGTTCAAGGCTCCGCAGGACGTCAAGGCGCAGCGAACGGACGCTGGCGGCACGGTGACGGAGCTGGTGTATGGGACCGATTACACCGCGGAAGGCGGCGCCACCGACGACGGCGGCGCACTGATCGTCACCACGGCCGCGGCGGCGGGAACTAAGCTCTCGATCTGGACTGAAACCGACCGCAGCCAATCTGCCGACTACCAGACAAACGATACCTTTCCGGCCGAGACCCATGAAGCCCGGCTCGACAACCTGGCGATGGTTACGCAGGAACAGGATCGCGAGATTGCCCGAGCTCCAAAATTTGGCCGCGGGGCGACCGTCTACCCGATCGGTGAAATTGCCAAGGGGCAGGTCCTGGCGCGCGTCGACGACGAGCTCATGGGGATCGACAACGACGTGTCCGGCGCTGAGCAGGCTGCCGCTGAGGCCGAGGCGTCGCGCGTCGGCACCTTCCAGCTCAAGCAAGAGACGCAAGTGTTCCGCGATGAGACGGAAGCCTTTCGCGCGGATGCGGTGGAAGCGGCGGCCGACATCCAGGCGGCGAACGACTTCCGCACCGGCATCGCGCGGGGCACGAAGGCGGGGCTTGATGCGCTGGCCGGTCCATTCAGTGAAGGCGACAGCGCGGCTGTGTATGGCGACGCGACCGCCTCCAACAACGGGATCTACAGCTACACCGCAGGCTTGTGGGCGAAGGTGGCGGATCTACCCGACGTCGCCGCAGCTGCGGCGGCAGATCGGGCCGAGGCAGCGGCCGAGGCACTGCAGGCGATCACCCGGATCGGTTCTCCGAACGAGCCGATTGACGGAACAGCTGCCACCAACAACAGGTTCGTGGAGGAAACGGCGGCCGCACAGACGGTCCTCTATACACACGTCACGCTGTACGCGAAGGCCACTGGCACGCTGACGGTGACAGCCGAGCGCCACAGCGGAAACACCTTCACCGTAATGCGGTCGGCGACGGCGACCATCACTGCGAGCGGTGAGGTCGTCACGGCTGAGCTGAGCGAGCCGCTGCTGATCGTTGCAGGCGAGAAGCCCGGATGGTTGGGGTCCGGCATACTTGCCTCCAATTCTCCGGCTGATGCCGGCCGCATGGTTTACGGCAGCTCGGCGGGTGACTTGAATGAGTTCAGCGATCTCGCTGCCTCGGACGTGTCGTTCGAGATTTTCCTGCATCGCACCGACTCGACCGTGGACGAGCTGGTGACGGCGCAGCAGGCGATCAGCCAGGCAGCGATCGCCGGGGCGCCGGACTGGGTGGAGAACCCGACGCGCTACGAGATAGACTTCACCCGTGGCCTGTTCTGGAACCCCGACGAGGGCCGGGCCGAGCCGGTGGGCGACCAGCTTTTCGTGCGGTCGGATCCCGGTTGGTCGGTCGACAGCAAGGGGCGTCTGATCAAGTTCCCCGCCGATCGCCCTCGCCTGACAGACCGCGGGCTGCGGATCGAGCCGTTCGACGTGACCAACTTGCTTGGAAGCGTAATCGCGCCGTTCACGCAAACGAAGTCGCTGGAAGCCGGCACCTATACCGCGTCCTGCGGGGTGGGCGGTGCGGTGGTCCTGATGCAAGCCGGAGCGGAGTTCGACCGGGTGCTGCCCGGCGTGCCTGTAGTGTTCACGTTGGCGGCCGCGGCCGACATTACCTTCTCGGTATCCGGTCCCCCCGAGTGGTTCCAGTGCCAGGCTGGCGAATTTGCCACCATGCCCGTGAGCGGGTCTCGCGGCGGCGACATCATCACCCCGGCGGGGCGCTTGGCCGAAGTTCTGGGCGGCGCAGCATACACCGCGATCGTCGAAGTCGAGAACATCATGCCGAACGCGGGCACCAGTTCCGCGGCGCCGATACTCGGCGGCGCGGGCACGTCCGTCGTGCTCAATCGGCGACTGGCCAGTAACTCGGCAGGGATGTTTGTTTCGGGCGGCGCTTCGATCAGCCACACCTTCAGCGGCACCTTCGAACAGATCGTCCGCGCAGTCGTGGCGGGTGATGCGTCGACCGCCGCCATCAGCGCGAACGGGCAGGCTGCGACCAGTTCTGCCAACCCTCTGGTGCCGACGCGCTGGCTCGGCCGAGACGGCTCTTCCGATCCTGCCGGCGGTCGGCAGTCGGGCATGTTTATCCGCAAGATCGCGTTCCAGCCAACCGCCGTTTCGACTGCCAGTGCCGCGCTGCTGAGCGCTGCCCCCGCGCGCATCCGCAAAGAGACGATCTATCACCCGTCGAGCATCGACCCCGCGAGCTATCCCGCGCTCGACGCGACGATCTGTTACGATGAGTTGCAGCCGAACGCTCCGGTGCTGGTGCTCATGCACGGGTGGAGCGAGAATTCGGCCAGCTTCGTCGACGATACTTATCGTCGGCTCGCTCGCCGTGGCTTCTTCGTCATCGCTCCGAACATGCGCGCGCGACCTGCATTTACCGGGCGCGATGCCTCGGCGCGCGAGATCGTCGACATTCTCGACGCCGTCGACGTGGTGCGCCAGCGCTACCCTGAGTTTGCGCACGCACGGGACGCCTATATGTTCGGCTACTCGGGCGGCGGCGGCAACGTGCTGGCGATGGCGATGAAGGCACCCGATGCTTTCAATCTGTTCGCCAGTCACTTCGGCATGTCCGACTACGGCTATGATGCGACCTATGGCTGGTACGCCACCAACGGTTCGTTCCAGAGCGACATCAGCAATGCCGTGGGCGGGGCACCGGGCGCAAGCGCTGCAGTCGATGCAGCTTACCGCAGCCGCTATGCGATCGAGGGCATCCCGGCGAACCTGCAGGGCGGGCACCTGTTCCTGTTCCACGACACGGACGACACGCTCGTAAGCGTCGAGCACTCGCGCCAGCTTGCCGCCGCGATGACTGCGGAAGGCAACTCGCGATACACCTATCACGAAAGCGCAGCCGGCAACTGGAACAGGTGGGAGCATAGCCTGCCGAACGGCACCGCGAAGATCGCGCGGACAGAGAACACGCTGCTGCCGAGGATGCAGCGCCGCGAGTTCCGCCCCTGGCACTTCCCCTTGTCTGGATCGGCGCGCGTGCACGGCTTCCTCCGCACCAAGCACTTCGAGATCGTCCTGGACGACAGGAAGAGTTCCGTCGCCACCGTGAGCTACGACGTCGCCGCGCGGAGCTACACCGTCACGCCGGTGACGGCTCACGAGCCGATCGACGTGACGATCACTCAAGGCGGCCTCTCAATCTCGCAGACGATCTCTGGCGTGACTGCGCTGGTCCCGTCGTGATCCGGTGCGCGGAAGGACAGCAGGCATGACGGCGAGGGGTGCAACGATGGACAGTGTGAGCGCCGGCGAGGCCGGGGGGATTTTCGCCGGTGCGGTGGCGCTGCTCTATGCGTTCGGCCGCGGCTTTGGCTGGCTGTTCGATCGGGTGGCGAAGCGGATCGACAATCGTGCGGCCGAGGTCGACGCGGAGCGCGAACGGCTCGCCGCCTATCGAGCAGCTCTCGACCAGGCAGCCAAGGAGTACCGCGAGGGCATCGAAGAGAGGCTGGACGAGCTCGCGCGCAGGGACGGCCAGCGCGAAGCCGAGCTCGCGGCTCTACGTCACCAGAACGAAGCTCTGGCGGTGGGCTTGTTCGATGTGACGGACGCGCTGCGCGGGCATGCACCGGAGAGCCCGGCACTCGCGCGCGTGGCTGCCTTGCTGCGCGCTGCCTTTCCCCCCGAGCGGAGCCTGCCCGCGGGGATGGCGGCGCTACTAGCGCGGTTTGAGATGAAAGGAACGGACAGTGGCGACACGGCTTAGCGAGCACTTCACGCTTGACGAAATGGTCCGCAGCCAGACGGCGGTTCGCCGCGGCATCGCGAATACCCCAGGTAAAGCCGAGATCGCGGCACTGACGCTCTTGTGCGAAAGGGTGCTTGAGCCGGTCCGAGTTCACTACGATCGCCCGGTCATCGTCTCCAGCGGTTATCGCGCGCCGAAACTTAACCGCGCGATCGGCGGCTCGTCCAGCTCGCAGCACTGTTCCGGCGAGGCGTCCGACTTCACTGTGCTGGGCGTGAGCAATTTCGACGTGTGCAACTGGATGCACCGCAACCTCGATTACGATCAGCTGATCTACGAATTCGGTGAAGCCGGGTGGATCCACGCCAGCTACTCGGAGGGCCAAATGCGCAACCAGGAGCTGACCGCCCTGCGCAGCTGGCGCGGGCGGACGATCTACAAGCCGGGCATCGTGGCGTGACCTGGCCGAGCATCGTACTGCCCGAATGGCCGCCGCACGATTGGCGCGCCTGGGCTGCGCTGATCTCCGGCATTGCCGGCGGCGCTGCGCTGACTGTGTTCGCCGTGTGGGTGGTGTGGATCCTCGCATTCTCAGGCGAATGGAGTGCGGCAACCGAGGCCCGCCGCGTCGAACTGCTCGGCCATGCGCTGATCCTCCTGCTCGTCGGCGTTATCGCGGTGCTGCTGGCGCAAGGCCTGGCGATAAACCGCCGCAAAATCTCGATCGGCAGGGGTGGGATCATGATCGAAGGAGGCGGCGGCCCCGCTGCCGCGGCGATCGACAAGGCGGCGAAGGCGGCCGGAGCAATGCCCGAAGAGGGGGAAGGAAACAGTTATGGGTAA